TGTTTGTCTTGAGGCGTTTCGTAAACAATTTGTGGATTACTAGACACTTCTCCTGCCTTGGCATTAGCGCGTCCGGTAATTTCAACAGTCATGTTTCCAGACTGAATAAAGTCCGGCTCAATCATCTCTACGCGCAACGCCATGTTTTTTGGCTCTTCCGAAGCCACGAGAGAAAAATCTGACGTTTCAAAGTATGACCTTATGGGACGAATTTGATCGCCATTGATTTCGTTAACACCATATTCGTGCTGCCATACCACGTAGCCTTTGGGGTCATTGATAATACGTGGCTGACCATCTTCGGTTACACGACGCTCTGTATCTTGTGTACCGCGAAACTGCACCGTTTCGGTATCAATGATACCTGTCATCAATGGTGAGTTAAAAACCTGAGCATAAGCGCCAATAGATCTTCCCCCACCCGGAAGCTCTGTGTCATACCACGTATTCTCACGAACGTTATAAATAACGGCGTGACTGCATTCTGTTGCATTACCACGCGGATAACACCACCAAATTTCACCCCAACGAGGAATCTTTACTGCAAAAACTTTTTGGCGTTGAGCGTAGTTTAAATTGTCATAGAACCAGTTTAAGTTCAAGCTGTTTGGAACTTCACGTACCACACCGTTAAACATCAAGAAACGGTCTACACCACACCAAAAATAAATGCCGTCATACTCAACAACGCTTTTTGCAGACAGAATGCTGGACTGCGAAGTAATGGTGTCAAACTGAAAAACCGCAGGTCCACCTACGTATGTGGCGCGAACAACCGAATCCAATGACCAGAAAAGTCCAGCAGGCGCATTACCGGCACCGGCTCTAAGCGGCAAACCTTTTACAATCTTTTGACTTGTAACACGGGCAGCACCTGAGTCACCGCCGCTCCAGTCGTCCGTATATCCGGCTCTACTCCACTGAACAAAGCCGTCCGAACCATAAGCAAACACATAAGGAGCTAACGCTACAATTCCGCCAGAAACGGTAACCGCCGAAACAAGATCAAGCGGAGCCGTTCCGTTATCGTAGCCTCGGTACAAAGAACCATTGGCATCGGATGAGATGTCTTCGATGTCTCGCGCTACATGCGCCAAAATTTCATTTTGGTTTGTTGTGGTGTTATACGCTACATCAAATCCCCAGTTAGCATTAATGTTGCTTATATATCCGCCATTGGTGCGGTTATCAACAATGCTGCTACTGCCGTTTTGACTTAAGCGAAAACGGAATACACCGTCAGATGTACCGATGTGTACATACGTATAACCATTGTGATTGTGAATGTGCATGCCACGGGCAATGCCATCCAAGCGATCCTGTAGCGCACGAAATCCGCCAATCTTACGAGGCAGTCCACGTTGAAAACGAACCCACTGTCCGTCAACATAGTTACTACCTTCAAACTTCGTTCCGTCCCGCTTGATACCGGGTTCAGAGCGAACGATGATCGGCTGAAGAGGCATTAGTACGTGCCACCCTTAATTGGGTCTAAATCCAAGGCAACCTGAGCGGCAGCGGCGTTTACTGCTGTAAATACGGCGTTACCTACAGTCGTTGCGCCAAGATTAGTTCTTGCGCCAGAAGCCGTTGTCGCCCCGGTACCGCCTTGAGCAACAGAAAGCGGAATACCAATAGTTGATGTGTCCGCATCTACAACATCTGTTCCGTCGCAATACAAGATCGCTCTTGCGTTTTGAGAAACCGTTACACCCGGAGAAGCCTGTCCCGCAGTGCGAATTCCAAGGGTATAAGAGCCTGAAGTCTGATTACTTATCCAGTACTGCTGAGTTGTCGTCGGGACAATAACATCACGATTACCAGTTAGTGTTCCGGTAAATATGTATGCTGTTTTGTTAAGTTCAGCAATGGAAAGCGTGTAATTGCCACTGCCAGAAATATCAATCTGAAGTACGCTAAAAGCATAAATCGCAGATTGACCAAAGCCAATCGTCCAAAACTCTATGCCATCGGTAATCAGAATGCACGAATCACCGGGCGAAAGAACAAGCGTTGTAGCGCCATTAATTAGTTCAGAGCTATTTGGATCAATCGTAAGGTCGCCCGTTCCGCCATTACGAACCTGCAAGAACCAATCGTTCCCTAGCGTTGGCGCTGCCGTCAAAGAAAGCGTACCCGCGCCGCCTGTCCACACATACGCTTTTGCGCGATCACTTACACCAGCTGTGTAATTCCCGCTAAAGGACGATACCGGCATTGATTGGTTAAGCGTTGTTGAAATCGCTTTAAGACCCAACCCAGCAAGCGCCGCTGCGTTCGCTGCCGAAGCCGATGCACCATATTGGAACGACCGCCAAGTGCCCGACTGCGTGCTGTTGTCCGTCAGGTAAATCTGAAACGTGCTGCCCGAAGTCGGTGCGCAAATCTGCACGCCCGTGCTGGTCTTGACCGTAAAGGTGTTAGAGCCAACGTTATTGAATAACACCGTTTGCCCGTTGCTGCCATCGCGAGCATCCGGCATCGTGATGACAAGGCTCGTCGTAGTCGGATTAACATCCATAATGGATGCCACGACATCATTTGACGGCGCGGTTTCTAACGGCCAGTCCAATACCTGATCAATCGTCAGGGACACATAACGGTACGAGACATCACTTGGATAGATGTTCGTTCCGCCGAAAGTTTGAGTAAAAGTGGGCACTGTTAAGCCTCCCGACGATTCGTAGTCCGGTCAACAATCTTCTGCAAGTCTTCTCCGTTCAACGCCGCCAAAGCGCGGTCGTAGTAGGACTGCCACAACTGCACTCGCTCATCGTCTTTAACAAATGGAGTTGCTTCAACAAGGCATCCATACAACAACAAGTTTGGCGCGTACTCCGACAGCCAGTTGGTTTGATTGGCATCATCCAATAGCGGCGGGAGTTCGTAATACAGAATCTCTACCGGGTACGCCGCATTGGGCGTCGGGGCAAAGATCCAGTAGTTGTAATTGTAATCTGAGTAAAACTTTGGCCGGTCGGTTTCGGTTTCGTTGGGCCAATACTCACGCAGATATTCATACGATCTGGGGTAAATCTGAACCCGAGTATTGTTACCCGTTCCGGTGCCGATGTTAATGCTGATGGTATCGCGCCACCGATCCGGCTTGACGTACACGGCAACGTCAGATTGCATGGTCATCGTGACCACATTCTGAAAGCCCTGAATCTTAAGCTCACGCGCAATCCGACGCTCAGCCAGCGTAATAAGACGCGGAATTTGTTCAAAGACAATTGGGTCCGTCGCCCCACCACGCTCAAGGTAGTTGCGGATGTCCGACTGCAAACTGGTAAAGGTCATTGCGGCTGGCATTTAAATCTCCAATTAAGTAACGCGCCGCCATTCCGGCTTACCAATGCCACGGCTGAAGTGGGGAGTATCGACCAAGCGAACTCCATTCCCACCCCACGAATTAAGCGGGTGCAAACTTTCCCAATAAGCACCAAGCGGGGCAAGCTCAGCCTTGTCGTAGCACAATTTGCCATCTTTAAAAAAGTTCAAGTCTACTGCTCGACGGCTTAGATGCAGACTATTCATAGTCTTGCTACGACCGGCGCGAATATGAATCTGTTGCTGCTCGGGGGTACGAAACAATTCACCACCCGTGACAACAAAACCCATCTCCGTTGCCTTTTGAATGAGCTTGCACATATCCAATAAGAACGCAGCCTGTTCGTTAACGAGGCTCATTTTAGCGCCTCCTTCAACTGCTCAGTCTTTTCCTTACTGCCAGCCGATGAGCCGAAGTAGTACGACACGATCTGAGTCGCAATAGCCGACAAGACACCCAGCACATAGATCAGGATGTCCTTACGGGATGATTCGACCGGAGTGTTGTCGAACATAACAACGCCAAAAAGTACAAAGGTCAGCAGTAAAATGGCAAGAGCCAATACCGGCGTAACAATCTTGTTGAGGAGGGGAGCCTTATCAGAGGTAGCAATAGAAACCTCACGGTCCCGTGCTGAATCCGTGTCCTTCAAGCGAAGCTCTAGCTCCGCGAGGTCAAGCTTGTCCTCTTCAATTCTCAGACGCATAAGCTCTTCTTCATGCTCCATCTGCGCCATCTGAATCTTGGCTAAATCTTCGGGCGACATGTCGGGCTTAAGTTCCACGCCCAGCTTTTCCTCTACGACTTTCTTTCCCTTAGCCAAGACCGCATTCGCCACAAGCCCCAACCCGTTAGCAAGAAGAGGTTGCAGTAGCGGAGCCAGTGCTGCCGGGATCATTTGTTACGCTCCTCAATCAACTTAACCCGCACTTGCAGATCGTGGATGTCAGCGTAAATCTCTTCCTTCATTTTGTGCCGTCGCTCTGCCGAGATCGGGCTATCGGTCGGAACCCCTTCTGCCGTAATCAGCGCGGGCATCTTGCTTTCAATCGCCATCAAACGATTATTAAACGACGCGATCTCGGTTAGCAGCCAACCTACCGCAGCCAGCAGTACAGGGAACAGCATGTCTACGACTTTCTGCATGTTCATTCTTTATCCGCCTTGGCATCGAGCTTGTCGTTAATGCGGTTCAGCATCGCTTTGATTTCTTCAATGTCAGCGCGGTAATCCGCACGGGTCACGTAGGTGAGTGGCATCGCCCGAACGTCCTTGTCCAGACGCTCAATAGAACGGGAGATGTTATTCAGAATCCAACCGCCGAATACGCCAGCTAGACCCACAATGATGTTGAATAGAATCTGCCCGTCTTCCATCACACACTCCGTAGCACAATTGACACCAACCAACTAATCACGGCTCCCGCCGACAACCACAACAACTTCTCAATCCAATCAACCCGCCTCTCAAGACCTCGGACCCTTGCCTCAACCGCTTTGATCTTGTGACCGTAGTCGGTCTTAATCAGGCGTAGGTCTTTTGTCTCAACCGTCATTTCTGTAACTTCTTAACCACAGCCAAGTTTTGATCTACTACGTACAGATACACCGCGCACATGATGCCGGTCAGGACGTACATATCTAACCACCACAGCGCCCAGACCCCGGCTAACTTAATCACCACCATCACCGCGAGCGGATCGGCGTAGTTGAAAGCCTTGGCAAGAACCGGGTTTACCTCGCGTCCTCCTAACTTCAAAGCCTTGAGCGTTGTCCAGATGTCCAACACTTGGAGAGCAATGAAGATAAAGAGGAACGCGGTGTTCATGTTATGCAGCCCATGGCAGCGGCGGCGAGACGATGGGCGGGTTGATCTGGTTCTGAATCTGCTGCTCAACAGCGGCTTCAGTCGCGTCTTTATCCACGCCGTTAGCCCAAATCCAGCCAAGAACTTGATCTTGCGTGAGGTCAGCGTAGGGCGTAAACGCACCCTGCACGACGGCAAACGAGCAAGTGCTATAGACGCTGCCGCTATAGTCACCGTCTACGCCGTTGCATTGCCAATGGCAGCAGATTACATAATCCGCACCCTCCGCTGATTGCGGGAGGCAGTTTAATTCGCTGATATTCCATGTAATCGTTGTCATTGCATTTGCTCCGGTTGTTCTTTAGGCAACTGCGCCTCCACCTGCGCCTTTAGTTTCTGCCAGAGCGGGAACCCGCCTTGACTCGTCGGTAGGCTACCCAGCAGATTCACGATGGCGACGGCTTCTTCAAGCGTCATTTCTAACTTTGCTTCGGACATTACTTACTCCTCATTAACCGCAATACAACACAGTCGGGACACAGTACGAACCATCAGCGTATTGGTGCGTCTTAACCGTACTCGTAACCTTACCAATGGTGCTGCTGCGAATGATGTCATCCGCTTGGACGCGCGCCGTGCCGTCGCCGTTAGATTCCAGCAAGTCGCCTTCCTGCACCGTGACGCTGCCATTGACGCGGCAGATAAACGCACCGACCGCCGTGACGTACATATCGTT